ATGCTTGCTTTGTAACTCTTCTTCGTAAGTCTTTGATGACTCTATATATTGCTTATATGCCTCAAGGTCTTTCGCATCACTTTCAGAAATAGAACTCCGGCTTGACTCAAGGGGAATCCTGTACTTTTCCTTCTGCTCATTGAAATACTTTTTGGCTTTAGCAATAGTCTTTTTTCTTGCTATTTTGATTTTCTTAATGTCTGAATCATCATCTAGATCTTCATCAAAAGTGTAATCATCCATCAACATATCAATGTCTTCGGAGTCTAATCCTTCTTCAGTTGCACTAAGATACTCTCGTAGCAATGCATCAGAGCTTAGCTCATCAAAGTCTTTGTTTAACTTAACAAAGTCATCGATTCCTCGCCCTGTTTCTTTTTTGTACTTATAATAAGCTGCAACATCTTCAGGCATCTCTTCAGATTCCTGAGCTGCTGTAAGCTCATCAAGAGAATTAATATCTCTTCCGTACTTATTCTTAATAAATGAGAGAACGCTTTCCTCATTTAGCTCTGAGGGTTGAGCTGTATCTTCTTGTGTTTGGTCTTGCGACTGTACACTTTCTTGTTCCTGTGTGGGCTCTGTGGGTTCATTGCTTTCTTCCACGTCAGTTCCACTCTCTTCATTTAACTTTTCTTCGTGCTTTTCGAGTAACTCCTGTTCAACTTGTTGTACAGACTTTTCCTCAGTAACACCTACTTCTTTTACTTTAATTTCCATTTGATTTGATTTTATGCAAAATTAAACAAAAAATAATTATGTTTTTTACCTAGGTTCAAACTCAGCTAGATCAAACCCATCTAAACTATCCTCATTAGATTCAAAGTTCATAGGTGGTAAATTATTCTTTCTTTGATTTATTAGTTTTGATTGCTCAGAGTTTTGTTGGCTAATTCTATCCGACTTAGCTTTTTCTCTGTTATCTTCTCTTTTTTGTAACTGCTCTGCTTCCATACCTCTAAGCTGCATATTTAAACTAAACTCTTTATCCATTAATTGAGACTTAAGCATAGCTTCATTTTTCATCTTTTCAATATCAAAAGCTATTTCTGCTTGCTTAATCTGCATAGAAGATTGCGTTTCTGCTTGTATTTTTTGCATAGATGCTTGAGCAGCCATCTGTTGAGATTGCATTTGCTGCTGAGCCTGAATAGCTTGAGCCTGCATCTTCATTTTCTCTTCTCTTTGCTGCTTAGACTTACGTTTAACTTTTAGTAGCTGATTAGCTAATTTAATATTTCTAATTTCACGAATATCAATTGCATCTTCAAGATCTATACCTCCTTTTGCCAATGCTACCTGAATATTTTGCTCAAGCATTGCTTTTTGTTCCTCATCCGGAGCAACTTCAATAAATATTCCAAAATCATATAAATACAATTCATTTATATCATCTAGTATTGATATATTATACTTACCTATCTTGTTTATAAACTCATCTCTAAAGTCTGCATATTGTAATATATCACTCACCCTGTAGGATAAACTTTCAGCTAAAGATCTATACATATATAAGCTACCATCTAGTATATGTCTAGTTGCAGTATTTGAATTTGCTGCTGCTAGCTTTTGCAATCCAACTAAAGAATCAGGATCAGGCATACTGCCATCTCTAGCTTCATTAAGACCTGTTACATTTCTAATTTGATTTAGATAATGATTGTAATTGCTAATAAGCATCTGTGTTTTTGATGCACCTGAGTTGGAATTCAACTGCTGTATCGGAACACGTGCATTATTAAACTCACCATCTCCTGTATAGCTTCTACCAATTACACTACCTGTTTGAAAGTATAATCTTAATGCATCTTCAGGATTGTATGCTGCACCTGTACCCAAGTCAACTTCATTCAAACCATCAGCATCTATAAATACACCATCAGGTACAACCTTAGCAATAACCTGCTGTAGTTTTAAATGAGTAATCTGAATCAAATCTGCAAATGGTATCATACGTCTCACTAAAGACTCTATAACACCTTTGTACATTCTCGGAGCTGTTGCTACATAATTAGGAAGTGCGTGCTGCGTAGCAGACTTTGGTCTAACCATATTCTCAGCCATTTCCCATTTTAGGATTATGTTTGTTCCCATAACCATAACTCCATTATACCACACATCAATGGTCTTTTCTACTTTTTCAAATGACCCTTCCTCCATCATTTCTTCAGGTGGATTAAATTGGTCATCTTTTTCTACCATTGATATAGCCCCACTATCTTTAATCTTTTTCTTATATACAACCTTTTTAGTTGTTTTATAATTAAAGTACATTAAAGTGGTAGTATCTCTGTAAAATATATCGTTGTCGTAGTATTGAGCTACATTATAATAGTCATACCAAGATTGCCCGTACTTAGAGATTTCTTCTAAGTCAGCATTAGTTAAAGTTGGATCTATTTTCTTTAACTCAATAATTGGAACTGTTTTTATTTCACCCCAATAAAAACAATCTTTAAAGTTAGGGTCTTCGGTATAGCTATACACGACATTTGCAGGATCAACATATTCAACCTTTACGCCTGCACCCGGCAAAAATTCAGTCTTAGCTACACCGACTCCTAATACAGTAAGGTCATAATCAATTCTTTTACGAATATCATCGTAATGGTTTTCATCAAACATTGTTTCAATAGCAGTTTCTTCTGCTATTTCTATTGCAGGCTTGTAATTAAGCTGCATATATAATGATAACTCCTCATCAGAATTAGGCATTTCTTCGGGATTCATACTAAACGGATTTATCCCTGTTTGTTCTTGTATATTTTCTAATATAGCTTTTGCTGCAATCTCTCCTTCAAGAAGTTGTTGAAATCTACTTCTTCTTGACTGAGATAAGGCATCTTGAGAATATGCCTTAACTTTAAATAACCTGTCAGACATACCGTTTACAACGATATCTACAAATTTTGGTAGTATCGGCACAGGAGTCCAATCTAAATTTAGATAAGATAAATCTCCATCAACCGCTAATTCATTTTTATATTTACCTACTGATTGCTCTCCTCTAGCATATAATCTTAATCTGTGAAAATCTTGCCATTGGCTATAAAATCTACATTGCCTTCCATCCTTTTTAAACCACTCGTATTGAATAGCTTGACCAATTTGTAATCCAAATTCATCAGTTGCTTTTTCAGCATCTGAAACAAATTGACTAGGAAAGCCTGTAGATGATATGTTTACTTTAACATCGTTCATCTAATAATTTCGCTAATATTTCCCTTGTTACTGTATTTTGCAAAGTTAATCTTTATTTTTGATTGCTTTTTCTCTTTTACATATAAGTGCTTTTGTGTAGCCATTATAGCTAGTCCTGAACTTATCGAAGCATCAAACTTTGTTCTGTTTGTTATATCGAACTTAGCCCAATCTTCAAGTGTTCTATTAAATGGCATAGATCCTATATCATCAGCCTCTCTGTATGTTCCATCAATATCAAACCCTACATACTTTTCTATATACGACTCAATTGCTGCTGCGTGTGCTTGCTTAACATCCTCACTACTATTGGGTATACCTCCAAGCTCACGTTCAGTTTTAGATAACTTATTATATGCTTTGTCAGGTCTGTTCATACAGAACCCTCTGTATCCTCTGTTCTTAAAATGATACAATAAACGTGGTTTGTTGTTCTCTATAAGTATTGGCATTCCATAAAACACACAAGCCATTAACACCTCTTCAAAGAATATCTCTGCTGTCTGTGGTCTAGCTACATATTCTAAAAAAAATTCATTGCTTGGTGCTTCATCCATATTAAACATAGTTACTCCGTGCAATGCACCATTAGATCCACCACCACCTACTGTTCCTGATATATCATATGAGTCACAACCAAATGCACCTATGTGGTCATTGCCGGGATACTTTATTCCATTTCTTATATCTACCCTGTTCTGTAAGTTTTTATTTGGTGTCCAACTTACATTAAACCTGCCACGCTTGTCAGGGCTAAATATAACCTGCGTGTCTTTTACGCCATCTTTCCAATAAAAGCTACCTCGTGTTATGTGATGCTCTTTTATTAATGCATCGTTATAATCTATCTGCTGATATATCTTAGTTAAATTAAATATTGACTGCTTGCTTTCGTCCCTAAATGCGTGTGATTCTGTTCGCGGAAACTGACGATAAAATTCATTCAATGCATCTGCATCATTTTTAAGTGACGTTACCTCGTTCTCCCAATAGTCTACAGCACCCTGAGATATCATATCATCGTCCACACCTCTTACAGGTTTTGGTGGATTCTGAAATACAGGCATCCCAAACCTATCTATGAACCCTTCCATATTCCACTCCATTGGAATAAACAAAGAATACATACCACTTTTAGTCTGACCGTTTGAGTTACGATTCAGCACATTCGAGTCGTTGTATAACTTCTTAAAATTATCACCACCTTTATTGAGTGCATTGGATGTAGAACCCATCATACACTTACCTATAATCTTACTACCTAATCGTAAACAGGTTTTAGTTACTCGCCAATTGTTTAAAATATTATTTGGCTTTATCCACTTACCGCTTTCATCGTGCACCAATAGTAATAGCTTCTCACCATCATAGCTGTTGTCATCTGTGTTCTTCCAATCTATTGTTGTATCCAAACCAAACAACTCATCGTCATTGGTATCGTACATATTCTTTTTGGTAATCTTAGCTGCCGGGATACGGAATGCAAGCTCTGTTTTCGGCTTGTCCATACCATCCATTATAGGTTTGAAAAAGAAAGGTAACCTACTGTTTATAGGTACAACCTTGTCAGTAAACATCTTCTTTGCATCAGAACCTGTTTTAGATAATATACCAACCCTTGAATCTTTTGCAAGTGTTCCTGTATTTACGCACTCAGAAGAACTCATAAACGAAAACCCTGAACGTCTTATCTTCAGATACACCATACCAAAACTTCTTTTGTCAGCCTTACAAGCCTCCCAAAATATATACAGTATACGGTTCGCTTCACGATAGTCCGGATATCCAACATCAATAGATGTCCATTGCAAATACATATAATGTGCTCCTGTTATATAGGTAGGCACGCCATTGTTCATAAACCAATATCCGTACTCTCTTGCGTCGAACTCAGATTCAATATAATCAACCCATCTATTCTTGAACTCAGATGGTTTTTCGTTCCATTGAAATATAGATTGAATCCTCTGTAAGTCTTTTGGTATATCTTCTCTCTCCCAATACTGTTCCTCTTTCTTCTTACTTCTTTGATGACATTTGCTTGGAGCAAGTGGCAATGCTACAGGCAATCCCTGTATAGATACTATCTCACCTATCTGACCGGTCTTTGATATGATTACCATATCATACTTTTCGTCATATCCATACTTCCACGTCTTTGCCTTATTCTTTTTATTTAAGACATTCTTTGGAACGTATTCTTCTAATGTGACGTATAAGTTATTTTGACCTTCGTTCTGCAAATCCTTGTTTTGTATCTACTTTACTCTTACCTTTCTCAGCAGACTCTAACGCCTCCCGTTCAAGTTCTATTCTGTTTAATATTTCAAATGCATCAAATATTGCTAGTTTTTTTGTAGCAGCAGCATTTTTTAATCTGTCAGCAGAAAGATCATCTTCAGGATCTGCTTTAATTATATCTTCTTTAGCAACCTTTATTAGTTGCTCAACAGCCCTATGACCTGCTTGTATTATTTTCTTTTTTGTTTCCTTTACATTCATAAGCTCATTGTTATTTGATGGTCATAAACTCTATAAAGTTTCTCATCATCAACCGTAAACTCATACTCACTCTCAGGAGTAAAGCTAACTTTATCACCCGGCTTTATGCCCATAGAAGTAAGATAATTATTTGGATACTTCATTATACCAACTAGGGGCTCTTCTACTGAGTTCTTAAATATAACTGAATCTTCTCTTTTGATTGGCTTTACAAAACAATATCTATCGTAAGCATTCCAACCGTTCTCATTTTTATACATAAAGAACTGCTCGCTATCTATAAAGAATAAGTCATCTTTAAAAAAGCTCCTCCCACTTCTCTGCCTACCCTTCATATCATTATAAAACTTAAAAACATTGTGATGTACGAGTAAGGTGTCTCCTACCTTGACTCCTCCTGTGTAGCCGATTGGAAGTTCGACAACTTCAGCATATCTGTTTGAAAACTTATGGTCTTCTTCAGATGTACTAACAACAAACTCTATTCCCCCTATCTCTCTTGTGTTGTCGTATCGTCTTCCTTTTAATGGCTTTACTATAAAGTAAAACGGTGATTTCATTAAAAGTTTATGTTGTATTCAATAGATATTGGCACAGTTTCGTTAAACTCTTTCCAAACAAATATCTCTTGCCCGGACTGTATCCATATCTCTATTGATTTTTTTTCTTTATTAAATTTAATTAAATGTATAGTGTGTGTATTATTCAGAACAGATTGACCTGTTATGTAATGCATAGCACCTGATTTATAATCAGGTCCAATAGATATCTTTCTGATAATGCTCACTAGCTAACTTGCTTTCGATATACCTCGATATACGCAGAAGGAACATCATCCCAACTAGAACCTGTTGTATGTGTATATAATCCACCTCCATCTACTCCTGAGCTATCTCTTAATATTTGAAACTTAACAGTAGAGCCTGTAGCATAAGTATCACCTATAGTTATTGGAATTAAAGTTTCGTAAGGAATCATAACTCC